ATAGATGGAATGTAGCTGGATATTGTAATACTACAACTGCTATCGATGGTATTCAATTTAAAATGACTACAGGTAATATAGATGCTGGTACAATCAAACTCTATGGAATTAAGGATAGTTAATGAGCATAGTTAAACTAAATAATAATGGAGTAAAGAACGCAACATCTTTTGGTAGTGCTAGTAGTGGTTCTATGACATTTATTAAAAAGCTAACAGCTTCTAGTTCTGCAACTTTATCTTTCGTTGATGGTGCAAGTTCAGTTGTTTTGGATAATACATATAAAGAATATATGTTTACTTTTAATAATATGCATCCAGCTAGTGATGCTGTTAATTTTGTATTTAATGGCTCAATAGATTCTGGTAGTAATTATAATGTTACAAAAACTACAACATTTTTTAATGCATATCATTTTGAAAATGATAGTTCAACTGCTCTTACTTATAACGCAAGTCAAGATTTAGCACAAAGCACAGATTTTCAAATTTTAGAAGATTCAGTTGGAAATGATAATGATCAATCTTGTGCTGGTTATTTGCATCTTTTTAATCCATCATCAACTACTTTTGTAAAACATTTTATAAGTCGTAATCATAGAGCATTTTCAGGTGATGCATCATCAGGAAATCATGTTGCAGGATATTTTAATACTACGAGTGCAATAGATGCTGTGCAATTTAAAATGAGTTCTGGCAACATAGATGCTGGAGATATTTGTTTATACGGAATTAATTAAGGAGAAATAATGCCAAGATATCATAATATAAATGGAAACAAAGTACAGTTTACAGCTGAAGAAGAAACTGCTAGAGACAATGAAGAGACAGCATGGGCAAATGGTGCTCTTGCTAGAGCACAAGCTGATCTTAGAGCTAAGAGAAATAGACTTTTAGCTGAGACTGATTTTTATGCTTTATCTGATGTTACTATGTCAGATGACATGAAAACATATAGACAGGACTTAAGAGATTTACCTAGTGGTAAAGACACTGTTGCTAAATGTGAAGGTGCTACATTTCCAACTAAACCATAATTATAATGGCTAGGGTTAATTTTAAAAACTTTACACCTAGACCTAAACCAAGAAAAAGACCAGGAATACATAAAAAAAATTTAAACAAACAAGAAAAAAGAATGACAAAAAAATATAATCGACAGGGGAGATAATGGCGACAACAGACGCACCAAACACTACTACTTTACCTGAAGCGGCTATACAGCCGACTATGAAGGAACAAGATAAGAGTCGTAAAGTTATAACACAAATTGAATCATTATTAACTAATCCAGCAACAGTTATGCCTTCTGGCACAACTATTACGCCTACTGTTCAACAGCTTCAAACTGGTGAAACAATGGCTACTGGTGGATTATCTGGTCAAGTAGTAGCAGCTACACCAACTGCTGGTACAACACCTACTATTACAGCAGCAACTTCTCCTACGGCAACAACTACAGCTGGACCTACTACTGCAACACCTGCAAGTATGACAGCAGCAACAGTAGCTGGGGCTACTCCAACTATGACAGCTCAAACAGGATCTGTTACAGCTCCAATGACTGCACAGACTGGGGCTATTACTTCTGATGCTACAGTTAGAGGTCAATTAGAAAATATATCACAAGATATTCAAACATCATTAGCACAAGGAACACCATTACCTGCATTCCTAAGAGGAGCTGCAGAAGCAACTAGAGCAGCGATGCAAGCTAGAGGATTAGGCGGTAGTTCAATGATGGCAGAAGCATTAGCAGATGGTTTATTAACTGCATCTATACCTGTTGCACAAGCAGATGCAGAAACATATAAGCAAATGATTTTTCAAAATCTTAACAATAGACAGCAAGCTGCTATTACAAATGCTAATAATTATTTTCAAATGGATATGGCTAACTTGTCAAATAAACAACAGGCAAGTTTACAAAATTTAAATGTAAGACAAAGTTTTTTATTATCTGATCAAGCTGCTTCAAACGCTGCTAGACAGTTTAATGCTACTAGTCAAAATCAAGTAGACCAGTTTTATTCTAATTTATCTGCACAAATAAATGAACAAAATGCATCAAGATCAGATGCTATGACACAATTTTCTACTGCAGAGTCAAATAAAATTTCAGCATTAAATGCACAGAATCAAGTATCAGTTGAGAAAGCAAACGCTGATAGAGCTTCTGTATTAAATAAATTTAATGCACAACTATTAGATCAAAGACAAAGATTTAATGTAGAAAATCAAAGAGTAATTGATCAATCAAATGTAGAATGGAGAAGAACCATTAATACTGCTAATACTACTTTAGTAAATGCAGCTAATCAAACTAATGCACAAAACTTATTAAACTTATCTAATTATGCGTTATCATCTTTATGGCAACAATGGAGAGATGAGGCAGCTTGGGTAAATTCATCTGCAGAAAATGCAGAGAATAGAGCACACAATACAGCTATTGCTGCATTAGAAAGATCTACAGAATTAGATTTAGCAGATTCAAATAAAACTTCTGCATTATATCAACTACTTGGTAAATTTGGAATTGCATTAGTTTCACAAGATAGCAATTAGGAGGAATATGTTAGAATCAATATTAGATATAGGTAGATCGGCTGTAAAAGCTGTTAGTGGATTTTTTAAAAGTGATACATTCGATGTAGCAAGAAATGTTATGGATGGTGTTAGAACTGTTACTGATACTTTAAAAGGAGTTGCTGGTAGAATGGATCAAAGCCCACCAATAGGATTAGTAGATCCAAATCAAAATTTAAGTCAGTTTAAAATACAAGGTACATCAAGATCAAGAGCAGGTGTATCTAGTTTTTCTGATGTGCAAGAAGAAAATTATTATAAATATGCACAAGCACAAAACTTAGTAAGATATTTATATGCAGCTAAATCAAGATATAAAAATATGACTAAAGGTAAATCATAATGGCTAATTTAGAAAATTTAATAGAACAGTTTAAAAATCAAAAAGTAGAAGATACTACTTCTTATGAAGAACCTAATGTAAATATTTTTGATGCACCAATACCAGGCCAATCATTAACTGATGAACCAGGTAATTACCCTTGGGAGCATCCACCTAAAACTGCATCTATTGAAGAAGCAATGGATTTTGTTTATGAAAGTATGATGAAAGAAGAGAACATGTCAAGAATGTTTACTTTATTAAGAATGGGTATTCCTATTGAAGCATTAGTTAAAGTTATAACTTTTTCAGGATTTTTAGAAGGTAGATGGACAGTAGATACAGCTAAACTATTAGAACCTATTGTTGCTATGATGATTGCTGGTGAAGCAGGACTAGCTGAGATACCTGCAAAAGTAAATTTAGGTGATGCTAGTGATTCAGAATTTTTTAAAGATATGACAGAAAGAAAATTAGATATGAATCAAAAAGAAAAAATGACTGAAATGCCACAATTACCAAAAGAAGATATGATGGCAGGTCTACAAGGATTAATGGCTAAAGGAGAATAGAATGGGTATATTTAAAGATTTTGCAACGAGTGGATATGGTGACGTAACTCTAGGTGCATTACAAGGATTAAATGAGGCAGGTGTAAGGGATTATGAATTTAATAAAGGTGTTGCTGAAAGTTCATTAACTAAATATAATGCAGAGTTTGCAAAGACAGAACTAGCATTTAAAAATAGAGATTCATTAGTAAATACACTTGCAAGTAGCCCAGAAGTATTTGGTATATTACCTCAAGGTAATTTAAATGTAAAACAAGTTGCTGATGCAACTGTTGGTAAAATATTTGCTAATAATAGATCTATATTTGAACAAAAAGATTTTAATGATGTTCAAAGATTATTTGCATATGAATTAGCTAAAGCTGGACCAGAGGGTGTAATGATTGATAACCCTTATGTACCATCAGCTAATTTATTTGAAGAAGAAAAAAATAAACATGCAGCTAGATTATCTGAAATAAGTAAAATGCCAAAGGCAGATAAACTATTAATGAATATAGATAAAGCTGTAGGTGAAGTACCAAAAGCAGAAGCTGTAACAGATTTACAAATTAAAGGTGCAGCTATAACTGCAAAAGGTTTTGGATTATTAAATACATATCCTGGTGATGCAGCTGGTAGAGATTTATTACAAGTTACACAACTAATGATTATTAATGCTAACGCAAAAGCATTACATCCAAATGACTTAGAAGCAAGACAAAATTTTGTACAAAAGAAAATGTTTGATAATGATATTGATGGTCAAAGAGTTTTAGCATTTAAAAAACCATTAACATATAATTCTATTAATAAGATATTACAAGATACAGCATCAGCATCATCAATGCAAATGACAATGGGATTTAATCAATTAGCTGCTGCTAAAAATCCAGAAGAACAAAATCTTGCAATGAATAAAATTAATGGTATATTATATAATACATTAGAAACAATTAATAATGCATCTGATGTATCTGGTATATTAATGAGTAAAGAACCACCTAAAGTTGCTGATAAAGCAGATATTGTAGAGACTCCAAAAATTGTAGCAGAAGCAGACTTTAAACCTACTATAGATAATTCAGGTAATGTTACTATTGCTACTGGATCTAAAGTTCCAATAACAGATATTATAGCTAACTTTGGTACATATAAGAAAACTTTATCTGATGAAACAATTGCATTCGTAAATCAATTTGTACCATACTTTAAAGCAGATGGTACAATGATAGAACCACAAAGAAACTTTTTCCCAGAAGGAGATCAAGGAGATAAATTATATAGTAGATTCTTAACTATATTTAATAACTTATATCCAGAGATGGATTTAGCTACATTAGGTGGTTATGGTATGATTGAATCACCACCAAAAAGACCAAAGAAAGAAAAGAAATCATTTATAGAAACTAAAGACTTACCTCAAAAGAAAGAAAAGAAAGAGGATAAATAATGGCTGATCTTCAAACTTTGAATGAAGAGGAGTTTAATTCTCTTCACCCATCGCTACAGGAATATTTTAAGGCTGGTATTGATACCAATCCTTATGGTGATAGATTAGTTACAGAAAAAAACTTTTTTAATTTAAATTTATTTGGAGCAGATTACAATTCACTAGATCCTAATCTTACAGAAAGAACTGAAAAGAACAGAGAAAAATTAGGTCTTGGTGGTGCAGCTAAATATGGATTTAAAAGTGGTGTATCTGCAGGAATGGAATTACTTGGTAGTATACCTGGTGGACTAGATAGATTTTATGATTGGTCAAGAACTACATTAGGATTTGAACCAACAGAAGATAGTATCTTTGATCATGTTGAAGATTACTTAAAAGATGTAGCACAAAAAATTGGACCTGATGAAAGAATGTTAAAACCAACAGGTTTTGCTGAAAAAGTTGCTGCAGGTTTTGGTGAAGCTATTCCTGCTATTATTTCTTACATACCAGCAATTAAAGGATTACAAGCACTAAGAGGTGTTGGTAGATTAGGTACAGCTTTAGCAAATAGAAATTTACCTGCAGGTATTGCTCTTACAGATATTACAAGAGAAATAGATGATGGTAAGTTTCATGATATTGCAATGGCAGGTGCTTATGGTTATGGTACTGGTAAGATATTACAAATTGCTAACAGATTAAATATACTTCCTAGAATGGGAGTTCTTGGTGCTACAGGATTTGCTAGTGCAGGTTGGGAATCAAGTCTAGAAGATAGATTAGCTGCTACAACTGTATGGGCAGGATTAGGTGCATTTGGACCTATAGCTGAAGGTAAATCTATCAAAAGAACATTAACTGATTATGAAGTACGTGCTAAACAATTAGTAGGTGAAATAGAAAAACCAACTAGTATTAAAGAAAGATCTGATCAGATTAGACTAGAGATTGATGGTATTAGAAAACAGATTGATGAAAAAGGATTAGCAGGTAAAGAATTAGAAGGACCTAATAAACAAATAGCTACATTAGAAAAAACATTAAATCAATTATCTAAAGTAGAAAATCAATTAGGGCCAGTTAGAATGTTAGCTGCAGAGAATATTGGTAAGATTGCAGTAACTATAAGAAAACATGAAACAATACTTGAAGCACATAACAAAGCATTAAAGTTTGAAGAAACAAATAAAGAATTAATATCACAAGGTAAAGAACCAAAACCTACACCAAAAGAATTTCAAGATAATTTATTATCTACAGAACAAGCTGCTAAAGTAGAAAAACATATTAGAGACTTAAAAGATGAAGCTAAAGCATTTGGTAAAGTAGTATATAATAATACAGATTACAATATAGGTATATTTGGTAGAGATACTAGACCAGTTGATTTATTTAAACAAGATATGTTTAATGAAGCAGGTAATGCTAAATATAATGATTTACCTGTATCAACTATGCAAACTGTAAAACAATTAGCACAAACTCCTAAGTTTATGGAGCACCCTGTTGTTAAATATGTTAATGATAAAATAGAAGTATTTCATAGAAAAACAGAAAACTTATCAGAACAAATAGCATATGATCCTGCATTTACTATGAATAGTAAATTATTTCCTGGTAGAAATAAAGGTGAACCTTTAGGTGATTATGTATTAAGACTTAACTCATCTTTTGAAGCTGCAAGATTTGTAGGTATGAGAAAGTTAAGAACACTTGATGGTGCAGTAACTGAATTTAATGTACTTACACAAAAAAATCCTTTAAAAACAAAACAATTTGTAGATAAAATATATAAAATTGAAATAGATAAATCGGGAGAAGCTAAAAAAAATAAAGAAAAATATACTACAAGAGTAGAACCTAATGAAGGTAGAGTTAGAGAATCAACAAAAGATTTAACTCCAGATGAAATTAAACGAATAGAAGACTTACAGCAAAGTAGAACTGAAAGTAATAAAATGGAAATAGATGCTGAGATAAATAATATCCTTGGCAAAAATCCATTTGTACCTTTAAAAGAAGGTTACTTTAAATATGAAGTAACTAATAAAGAATTAAAAGAAAAGTACAAAATGGATGAACAAGAAATTAGAATGTATCGTGGTATTCGTGGTGCAGTTGATAAAGTAGTAGATATGTATAATGCAGCAGTTAAAAATAATAAAGATAATAATGGTGCAACAATTATAGAAAAAATACCTAATTATTTACCACATATATTTGAAGGTGACTTTAGAGTATTTTTAAAAACTTGGAAAGGTAAAAAAGGTTATCAAGTAGATACTGCAATAGGTGCTAGTAATAAAGCATCTGCAAATGCAATAGCTAAATATTTTCAACAAGAGTATGGTGCAGTTTTTAAAGATTCTAAAAGTTATAATACTAAAATTAAAGATGGTGATTATATTGTACAAATAGGTAAAATAAATAAAGAACCTATTGGTACAGAACAACTAAGTGCATTTAATAGATTATTTGAAAACTATGATTTAACTGAAAGTGCGTTTATTAAATATCAAGAAGCTATTGATAAAGCAAGACAACAAACAGGATTTAAAAAGTTTTCTATTCAAAGGCAAGGTGTAAAAGGATTCTTAGGTAGTGAAATAAATGCTAGAGAGTTTTTTTTAAAATCACTTAGAAAAGATAAAAATTTAAATTTAAAACAATCCAGAGATTTTGAAAGTGCTATACTTACTTATATTAAAGGTGGATTAAGAGCTGCTGATAGATTAGATTTTAATCGTGAATTTGGTAGAATTATGAATGAACCTGTTATTACAGCAGATGGTAGCAGAAAAACAGTTGCACAAGTATATCCAAATGCAAAAAATTTAGCAGAACAATTAAAACAAAATGCATATGGTGAGTTAAGCACCAATAAATTTATAGAAAAATTTGAACAAATAGGATCTGATTATATTGGTCAAAGTGGTTTAGCTAAGTTTCTTGGAGGTGCAAACCAAGTTACTCTAAACTTTAAACTATTGTTTGGTAATATGAGATTTATATTATCACAAGCATTACAACCATATCACATGATATTTCCTAAGTTAATGGATTTAAAATATTCAGGTTTTGATAAAGGTAATGTAGCATTATCTCAAGTAAAAGCATTTAAAGATTTATTCTTTCCTAATAAAGAAATGAAAGAAGTAATTGAGTACATGTACAGAAATAATGTTGTAGAACAAAAATTTTTAAATGAAGCATCAGCAGGATTAAAACCATTATTAGGTGCAAAAGAATTTAAAAAATTTAAAGATCCTTTTGGTAGAAAAGTATTTGATTATAATAGACTTTTAAAAATATTAACATTCCAAGATGTTAGTGGTAAAGTAGAACAAGTAAGTAGATTAAATGCATCTTTAATGTTTTACAATTTATTTAAATCAGCTGGAAAATCTAAACAATATTCATTAGAAAATGCAGCTTATCTTGCAAATAAATATATGGTTGAGTATAATTATTTAGAACAGCCAGGTATTTATGGTGCTAGAGGTATGGGTGCAATAGGTAAACCTTTTGGTTTATTTAAAACATTCCAACATAACTACTTATCACAACTTGCAGAGTATGCTACTAAAGCATACAAAGGTAAAGGTGAAGCAGGATTAGTTGCATTTATGACTCAAATGGTTTTTGCTGCAGGTGTATTTGGTGTAATAGGTTATCAAACTGCAGAAACTATTTTAGAAAAAATGTCACCAACTATACAAAAAATTACAGGTAAGCCATTACCATCATTAACAGAATTAATGTTGACAAGTGATATACCTAACGTAGTTAAATATGGTATACCTTCAGCTGCACTAGATGTTGATTTAACTGCTACACTAGCAGCACCTGGTGTATCTGTGCAAGATTTAGTCAGTGTTCCAGCATTAGATTTTTTAGGATTAAATCCTGTTAGACCTTTTGAAGTAGGTAAAGGTAGAGGTCTTATACCTTCATCACTTAACTATTTAATAAAATTATTAGCTAGTGATGATCCATATGAAAAACGTGAAGCGTATGTGCAGTTTTTACAATCAGGTGTGCCTACATCTATGCAAGGAGCTGTAGAGGCATACTATATGGGTATACCTAATCCAGCTAGGTATTGGAAGTTTTGGAGTTTAAAAAATGAATCAGAAGATATATTTAAATATCCTAACTATGGACCACAAAGAGATCCATTTAAAAGAGGTAGAGGAGAAATTATTAGAACATTTGGTGATTGGAGAGCAAGAACATTATCAGCATATTCACTAGATGAAAAAGAAGCTCTTAAACTTGTATATGTAACAACAAGATTAAAGTCTAACTTAAGAGATGATATTAGTTCTTATCTTGTAGCAGGTGCACATCATCTAATGAAAGATGGATTTGTACCTTTGTATTTAGTAGATAAACTAATGAAGTTTGGTTTAACATATGAACAAATATTCGAAAGAATAATTAATAGATCACAGCTTATGAATACAACTATCTTACAAAGACTTCAAAAAAGCACTAGAAGTTTAACAGCTAATGAAAGAATACAAAGACTTAGAAATGAAACTCTAAGTCATGGTTGGAGCAACTAAAATGGCCAAACAACCCAAAACTACCAGTGAACATTTAATATCATTGTATGGTTATATAACTGGGTTGAAAAGAGAAATTTCACAAATAAAAAATAATCATCTAAAACACTTACATGATGATGTGGATAAGTTGCATGAGAAAGTAGATCATCTACTATATGCAATATTGGGGGGGCTAGGGGCGACAATAATAACACTAATAGGACTATTTGGATAATGGACAAAAGAACAAAAACAGATATAATAGTAATACATTGTACACAAACTCCAGCAGATATGGATTTTGGTGTAGAAAAAGTTATACAATGGCATAAAAATCGTGGCTTTGATACGATAGGATATCACTATTTAATTAAACGAGATGGGACATTACAAGTTGGAAGAGATGAAGATGTTACAGGTGCTCATGCAGTACAAGTTAATGGTACATCAATAGGTGTAGCATTAGTTGGTGGTGGCACAGTTGATATGGGTTGGGAAAATAATTTTGAACCTGTGCAATTTGAAACACTTAAAAGTATATTATTAAAACTAAAAGATAAATACAATATAGAAAAAATTATAGGTCACTATCAAGTAGATGACAAAAAGAAATGTCCATCATTTGATGTGCCAAAATGGTTGGAGGAAAATGGTTTGGTTTAGTGCATTAAAATTAGGTTTAAATGCGGCAACGCATATATATAAAAAGAAACAAGAAACAAAAATGGCTATGGCAGATGCACAACATATGCATGCATCTAAAATGGCTAGAGGCGAAAGTGAGTATCAAGGTAAATTACTTGAAGCTAGACAGTCGGACTGGAAAGACGAGTTCGTTTTGGTCGTGTTAACGTTGCCAATTTTTGTGATTGCTTGGGGGGTTTGGTCAGAAGATCCAGCCGCATCAGAAAAAATAAAAATGTTTTTTGAACAATTTCAACAGCTTCCAAGTTGGTTTACCAATCTTTGGATTCTTGTTGTTGCTAGCATTTATGGTATTAAGGGTACTCAAATTTTCCGTAATGGGAAAAAGTAATGTCAGAAAATAGTTCTGAACTAATAAACGAATACAAAGAGCAGATTCGAATACTTCGGCAAGAGGTAGCAGAACTGCAAGATGCTGGTAAGTCTAAAGATGCAGCTAATAAAAGATGTTTACAAAAATTAGAACACACTAATAAAGATTTAGAAGACGCACAAGAAAAAATAAAAAAAATGGAGGAAAAAAATGATCAGAAAGATAAAAGAAAAGATAAAGAATCTTTGGGATAAATTTGTTGCCTGGCTATTTTCAGGTTACGATAAGTGAAATTTGGGCTAGTTCTTTTTTTATGCTCATTTGTAGCAGAAGAATGTTTGCCACCTCATTATTTTCCTGCACAATTTGAAGATGAATATACTTGTTTAATGACAGGTTATGAACAATCTATTTTAAAAATGGAAGAAATAGGTAGAAAAGAAATTAATAAACATAGTATGTATATAAAATTTGTATGTGCTGAAATGAAACCACCAGAAGAAGATACTTAATTATGAGAACCCTCGCAATATTATTTATGTTATTATTTACATCCTTTGCATATGCAGGAAGCACCCAGACAAATACATCTGGTTCTAATACTGCTATTGAGGGTGGTTATACTTCAACTGCTACTACTACATACGAATCTGGATCTAGTTCTAGTAGCACTACAACTAATACAACAAATTCAGATATTAAATCTTCACCTCCTAGTGCAAGTGCCCCATCATATAATAGTATGACTCAGGATGTTTGTGCTGTAGGTGTATCAGCAGGTGTACAAACTTTTGGTTTTGGAGTTAGTGGGGGTAAACATGTAATTGATGAGAATTGTGAAAGATTAAAATTAGCTAGAATACTAAATGATTTTGGTATGAAGGTAGCAGCTGTTGCAATACTTTGTCAAGATGAAAGAGTATTTGAGTCTATGATTCAAGCAGGCACTCCTTGTCCTATTGATGGTAAAATTGGTAAAGAAGCAGAAAAGCTATGGTCTAAATATGATAATGAAAGACCAGACTATGATATCTATATTAAACGTATGAAAGCTAGAGAAAAAAAAGAAAAAGAATTAACTAGAAAAATAGCACTTGAAGAAAAGAAAAAAATTGAAGAGCAAACTAAAATGACTAAAGAGTTTGAAGAAATAGAAAAAGAATTAGAAAAAGAAAAACTTAAAAATTTAAAGAACGTTAGATAATGCCAAGACCAGTAAGAAAATGGGTAGTAAAATTAAGAATGTGGTGGGCAGATATTAGGGGACATCATGGTAAACGTTGGGACTATGAACCTGGTGATTACTATATGGGTCGTAAAAGAAGAAAATGAAAATAAGCGAGAATACGGCAGTATCTATGCCGATGAAAAATTTAATTAGTATTATTGCTGCTGTTGCAGTAGGAGTATGGGCATACTTTGGTATAGTAGAAACTTTAAATAAACATAGTACAACTCTAGAGTTAATGCAAAAAGATTTAGAAGCTAACTCAGAATTTAGAATCAAATACCCACGGGGTGAACTTGGTCAATCTTCTGGGGAGGCAGAGCTTTTTATGCTTGTGGAACATATGGCAGGTTTGATTGAGTCTATGGATGAAGAGCTAAAGGGTATGAGAAATAATAAAATTAATATAGATTTTTTAAAAGAACAAGTTAGTAAACTACAAATAGATGTAGAAAAATTAATAAGAAATGGTAATGGAGAATATTAATGGTAGAATTAGTTTTTGCTTTATTATTAATACAAGATCATAAAATTGTAGAGCATCGTATTCAAGATAGTCTTAGTAAATGCCTTAAAGCAAAACGTTATGCTATGAAAGATAAAAGCACTACAGATCGAGTTGTCTACAAATGTATTCAATCTAAAGCAAACATTGAAATATATATGGGAGAAAAGAAAATAACTTCTTTAATATTAGAATGATTTGGTTAGTAAGTTATATTATAGGAATAGCATATGCGTATTATATTATTGACAATTTTGCTGACAATATTAACCCTTACAACTTCAGCAGAAGAAATAACAACAGGTAACTTAGTTACTAATGGTAACTTTGAAACTGGTAATGCTAATAATTGGACTACATCTGGAGATGTTCAAGTACTAAATGATTGCTGTGAATTAAATGGTGTATCAAGTAATTACGATTTAGAATTTGGAAATAGCGGATCTATACAACAAGATTTTAATTTATCATCTGATACTATAACTACAAATATGTTAGATAATGGTATTACACTAGACTCTAGTATTGATGCACAAAATGGTGAATGTGGAGTTGCAGGTTGTTGGGGTGGTCAAGGTCCTGCAGATACATTTACTAATGTTCTTACTATAAAAGATGCTGATGGTAATACTCTTGCGTCTAATACTACAATTAGAACTGATGTTACAGGAATTGATGGTGCAATTTTTACAGATAGATTAATATACAATGGCACAGGATCTAGTGTAGGTAATATACATTTATCAGGATCTGATGCAAATGCTCCAGGATATTTAGGTGGACCTAACTTAGATAATATATCTGTTACTATGACATATAATGATGAAGTTATATCAAACGAAATAGTACAAGAGATTGGAAATATATTTGAAGAATTAAGAGAAGAAATATTTGAAGAGTTTACATTTGAACAAATAGAAGAAGTCTTTGAAGAAATGGTTATGTTTTTTAAAGAACCACCACCTATAGAAGAAATGATGCCAGAAGAAGAATTATCATTTGAGCCTATGCTAATGGTTATAGAAGAAATGCCAATGGAAGAAGAAATTATAATGGAAGAAGAAGCTGTAATGGAAAAAGAAATTATACAAACTAAACCTATGTTTTCATTACTACCACCTCCACCAGCAGAAGAAGAGATTTACGAAGAGAGTCAAGAAATTATTGCTAGTTTTTTACCAATGCTTCCATCAGAAGAAGAAACAATAATGGAAGAAGAAATGATTGAAGAGGAAATGGTAGAGGAAATGCCAGTAGAAGAAGAAATTATACAGGAAAAACCATCAAGATTTACATCTGCTACTAAGGAAGAAAAGAGTGAGGAGATAGTAGGGGAAGAAACTATAGAAGAAGAGCCAACAAAAATGGTTGAGAAATCAAATGAAAAAGAAATTACAGAAGAAAAACCCACTAGCGAAACTACTAAGAAATCCATTGTTTCGTCAAAAAAAACTGTTAAACAAAAAAAAGTACAGTCGAAAGCACATAAAACAACAAATGTTAAGTCACAGTCAAGACTTGTAAACTTGGAGAAAATTATGGATAAAGTTGATAAAGATATAAAAGACATATCAAAAAATTTACAAATAAAAAATATAATTAAAATAGGTGCTATGACTGATGACCAAGCATCACTTGATATTTATGATATACCTTTTTATAAAAGTGAAGATATTTATTTAGACCAATTACAAATACAAGATTTAAGACAAGTGTATGCTGATAATAATTTAAATAACTATATAGCAAATGATCCTGTAGTTATTATGCAAGATAAATTAAATAAAATAAATACAGAAAAACAAAGAATATTAATAGAACTGGAGCAATTAAAAAATGGATAAAATAAAAAATCAATTAGCTGGTGTTGCAGCTTTACTAGGTGTTATTGCCGCAATCGGTGGTGGTTTTGTAAAGTATGGAGAAATTACAACTAAGTTAGATGCATTAGAAAATGCAAGTGGTACAGACTGGTCAGCACAGATAGCAGTACTAGAAGAAAAAGTTAATTCATTAAGTGCAGATCATGGGCACACTAAAATATTAGTTAATGAAAAAGAAATTGAATTACTAAAAGTACAAATAGAAGAAATTAAAGTTAAGGCTTCTAACCCATTAGCTAATTAATGTATCTTAATGCTAATATACCCCCTATAGAATGCTTTGTAAGAGGTAATTATTTACGAGATCAAAAAGATTCTCACGATAAATATTTTGAGTGTGTAGTATTTGGTTTTAGTTCTATACCTAAACAAGTTCCTTTGTTTCATTATATGATGACAGATGGTGGTATATGGTGGAGAGCACCTATATCTGCATTTTGTAAAAAACCAGATGTAAAAGAATTACCTTTAAATGAATTAATGTTATGGGATTCATTTAGTTATAATGTAAGTGTTACAAAATTTTATCAATTAGATGGTTGTAAAATGATATACACATCTAGAAGAAAAAAACAAGTTGAAGGTAAATACTTATTTACTATTGACTGGTGTGCTGGTGATTATAACGAATTAGATTTTGGTTATGCAGAAAAACCAGACCAACATAAATGTGGGCATGTAATAGAATTAGATGATGGTAACTATGCAATTCAACCCAACAATAGACTAAGGATATTTGATCCTTCTATGGCAGCTGACCCCAGCAAACCTCTTATCCATAGATTAGTTAATACTAGAATCTGGTCTGTAGAAGATACTTCTAAATGGATTACAGATGAAGTACAGGAAGGAAGCTACGACTATGAATATAAGGAGATAAAAAATGGCGAAGAAAAGCACAGTAAATAAAGCAGGCAATTACACAAAACCTGGAATGAGAAAAAAAATCTTTAATAGAATTAAAGCACAGGCTTCTCATGGCACAGGTGCTGGTAAATGGTCTGCAAGAAAAGCTCAAGCATTAGCTAAAGCATATAAAAAAGCTGGTGGGGGATATAAGTAATGATTAATTTTATTAAAAAAATTTTAGGTATTAGTGATTTAGAATATAAAGTTAGATTACTTCAGAGACAAAATTATTGGAGAAATAAATACAAAGTATGAAAAAGGCAAAAGCTAAGATAAAAAAAGTTATTAAAGGTTTAAGTAAAGCATCTAAAACACATGCAGCACAAGCTAAAACCTTAAAGAGTGTTATAGGAAATGGCAAGAAAAAAAGATCCTAAAGTAGGCACAGGTAAAAAACCTAAAGGATCTGGTCGTAGATTATACACTGATGAGAATCCAAAAGATACAGTACCAATAAAATTTGCAACACCAACAGACGCTAGAGCAACAGTTGCAAAAGTAAAAAAAATAAATAAACCCTTCGCAAGAAAAATACAGATACTTACTGTAGGTGAGCAACGTGCAAAAGTTATGGGCAAATCTAAAGTAGCATCTATATTTAAAAAAGGTAAAGACACTATAAGAAAAGGGAGAAAAAAATAATGGCACTCGCAAAAAGTCAAAGGAGTTTAAAGGCATGGGGAAAACAAAAATGGAGAACCAAATCTGGCAAGAAGTCTTCGGTGACTGGGGAAAGATATTTGCCAGAGAAAGCTATCAAGAGTCTATCATCTGCGGAGTATGCGGCAACGACAAGAGCAA